ACGCTGCATAGGAGATAAAATATGGCATCAACATATACGGGACTAGGAGTCGAACTTCAAGCAACTGGTGAAAACGCTGGAACATGGGGGACGAAAACTAATACAAACTTACAAATTTTAGAACAAATTTCAGGTGGATTTACTCAGCAATCAATTGCTGGTGGTGCACAAACTACAACATTATCAGTTTCTGATGGATCAACTGGTGCAGTTCTTGCACACAGAATGATTGAGTTCACAGGAAGTATTACAGGAAATCAAATTGTAACTATACCTTTAGACGTTCAAACTTTTTACATTTTAAGAAATTCAACATCAGGTGCTTACACAGTGCAATTTAAATATGTGTCTGGATCTGGAGATTCATTTACATTTTCTGCAACAGACAAAGGCGATCAATTAGTATTTGCATCAGCAAGTGATGGAACTAATCCAAATATTATGACCTTAGCTTTTGGTGATGGAGATGTAACACTTACTGGAACACAAACTTTAACAAACAAAACTTTAACTTCACCTAAAATTGGAACTTCAATTTTAGATACTAATGGAAATCAATTAGCTTTACTTACAGCTACATCTTCTGCTGTTAATGAAATTACATTAGCTAATGCAGCAACAGGTAATGATCCTATTATTAGTGCAACAGGAGATGATTCAAATATAGGTATTTCTTTAGTAACAAAAGGAACTGGAGTTATTAAAGCTGAAGACGGTGGTGGAACAGTTTCTGCAGTTAAAATTGCAGGAAAAGAAACTATATGGGTTCCGGCTACTGCCATGTATGCACCAACAACTAATCCTGCAGATACTGCTTTAGTAGAAACAACAGCTACAAGACCAGATTTAAATGTATTTGATTTTGATGCTAGTACAAAACAATATACTCAATTTACAATAGCAATGCCGAAATCATGGAATGAAGGAACAGTAAGTTATCAAGTTTACTGGTCTCCTAGCACAACTAATACAGGTAACTGTATATTTGGTTTACAAGGTGTTGCATGTGCGGATGGTGACACTATTGATGTTGCATATGGAACAGCTGTAAATGTTACAGATGCTGGTATTGGAACTGTTGAAGATCAACAAATTTCAAGTGAAAGTGGTGCAGTAACAATTGCAGGTTCTCCTGCAGCAGGCGAACAAACTTACTTTCAATTTTTTAGAGACGCAGCAGATGGTAGTGATACATTTACAGGAGAATCTAGAGTTTTAGGTATTAAATTGTTCTTTACTACTGATGCAGCTAACGACGTATAAGGAATTTAAATATGAAAGACTTTAAACTAGGAACTTTTCTAGAAAAAAAACCTAAATCAACAAGACCAAAAATTAAAGGTTTTGGTTATCAAGTTTTAGGTTTTGGTTCAGGTGGAGTAAAGTTTTCTAGTATTTGCGCAACAGGTGGAAACACTATTACAGAAGTTGGTAATTATAAAATTCACATTTTTACAGGCCCAGGAACATTTACAGTTAACTCATTATCTTCTGATCCCGCAGCTGATGGTTTAGATTATTTGATAGTCGCTGGAGGTGGTGGTTCTGGCGCAGGTGCAGGAGGAGCGGGAGGTTATAGAACTTCTGTTGATTCAAGTTTAGTCGCTGCATCTGCAACAGATTATCCGGTCACAGTGGGTGCAGGAGGAACTCCCGGAGGATCGCAAACCACTGGTTCCGCTGGCTCAGATTCATCAGCTTTATCAATTACATCTGCAGGTGGAGCCAAAGGTTCAATCTTTAGTGGTGGAGGTAATGGATTTACTGGAGGTTCAGGAGGTGGAGCCGGAGGAAGTCCCGGAGGATACTCAGGTGGAGCAGGAAATACTCCTCCCGTAAGTCCTTCTCAAGGAAATGCTGGTGGAAATTCTACTGCTAACAGTCCCGTAACTTGGAATAATCAAGGCGGTGGCGGAGGTGCTGGCGGAGCCGGAGCATCTTCTCCTGGCTCAAGTCAAGGAGGAGTTGGAAGAGATTCACATTTCCCAGTTTTTGGATCTGCTCCGCAACCTTTTTATGCAATTGCACCTGGATTTTATGCAGCCGGCGGTGGCGCAAACAATGGTGCTCAAAGTTTTTCAAATGCCTCTCAAGCAAGTGGATTTGGACCAACTGGTTCTGACTCTGGTATTTACGGTGGTCGCGGAGGAACAAACAGATGTAGTGGTCCTCCAGCTGCTGCTCAAGCAGATGGAAAAGCTAATTCAGGAGGCTCAGGGGGTGGAGTTTCGAATGCAGGAGCCGGACCAGGAGTTGCTGGAGCAGGTGGAAGTGGAGTTGTAATGATAGCTTACAAATTATCGGTATAAGTTATGGCACATTTTGCAAAAATATCAGAATCTAATGAGGTGTTAAGTGTTGTAACAGTAACTGACAGTGTATTACTTAATGAAGATAATGTTGAAACAGAATCTTTGGGTCAACAATGGTTAGAGAAACATAACAATTGGCCAGCTCATTTGTGGATTCAAACTTCTTATAATACAGCCCATAATACGCACAGTGGTGGGAAAACTCCGTTTAGAGGTAATTATGCGGGTGTTGGATTTACTTGGGATCCAGAAAATGAAATATTTTGGCATGAACAACCTTATCCATCTTGGGTTAAAAACACTACAACAGCACTTTGGGAGTCTCCAATCGGTAATCATCCAGAACTAACTGAAACAGAAAAAAGTGATTTTGTATATTATGAATGGGATGAAACAAACCAGGTTTGGAATAAAAGATTTCCAAAAGAAGAATAGTTAATATTTTAATTTTAAAGGTTTATTTTTTTAAAAATATATATATACTATAAATAATATGAGAAAGAAATTATTGTCAGAAATAGCAATATATTCTGGAGATGTAAAAATGCCTGAATATTTTGAAATAGATCGAGAAACTATTTTTAATAGTCTTATAAAATATAATACAAGGCAAGACATTAAAACATTTCCTGCTTCAAGGGAATTAGATAAATTAAATACTTACATGTCAGATTTTATTAATTTAAATTATGGTTTTACATTAATACCAAAAAATACAACTGGAGACATATACCCACCAAGAGATATGTCTGAACCTAAACTAGAAGTTAACCCTGTTGATTTATATAATTCTGCTGATTTTGTAATGTTGTATGGAGTAAATGTTGGAGAGGATTCTTGTGATGTTGTGATTGAATATGATGACAATAGAAGAAAAGGTAGACAATGGTTACAGCCTTTAAAAAATAATCATTTTATAATGTTTCCCGCTACTCAAAAATATCATATTTCGAAAAATAAATCTGACCAAATTAATTTTATTTTAACCACAACATATGAATATATATAAATTATATGAATTTACAAAATTATTACTGGTGTTTTAAATCTGCTTTACCTCACAGAATATGTGATGATATTGTTAAATATGGTATTTCAAAAAAAGAATCTCTTGCTAGAACAGGCGGTTTTAATAAAAAAGAATTAAGCAAAGAAGATATTAAAAATTTAAAAATAAAACGACACTCTAATATTGTGTGGTTAAATGATTTGTGGATATATAAAGAAATACATCCTTATGTAATGGAAGCTAATAAAAACGCAGGTTGGAATTTTGATTGGGATTTTTCTGAAACATGTCAATTTACTAAATACAAATTAAATCAATATTATGATTGGCATTGTGATAGTTTTGAAAAACCTTATAATTTTCCTAATGATTTAAATAAACACAATAAAATTAGAAAACTTTCAGTAACTTGTCAATTAACCGATGATTCAGAATATAAAGGCGGTGAATTAGAATTTGATTTTAGAAACTATGATCCACCAATGAGGGACGAAGATAAACATGTTATGAAAGCAAAAGATATTGTATCTAAAGGTTCTATTATAGTCTTTCCTTCATTTGTATGGCATAGAGTAAAACCAGTAACACAGGGAACAAGATATTCTTTAGTAATGTGGAACATAGGAAAACCGTTTCAATAAAATGAACAAAAGTAAAGTATTTACAACTCCAATATGGTATGAACATAAGATTGAATTTTTAAAATCTTTAGATAAAGCTTCTAATAAATATATAAAAGATGCTAGAAAAAAAGAAAAAATAGATATAAAAAAAAATAAGGATTTTGGAACTTCTCATCATTCAACTCAATTAATTAATAGTAATGAATTTTTAGACTTTAAAAATTATGTTGGTCAAAGATCACATGAATTTTTAATTGAACAAGGATTTAATATGAACAACCACTTTTTAGCAATGACAGAAATGTGGGTTCAAGAATTTTCTAAAAATGGCGGTGGAAATCATTCAGCGCATATACATTGGAACCAACATGTGTGTGGTTTTTATTTTTTAAAATGTAGTAAAGAAACATCTTATACTATTTTTCATGACCCTAGAACTGGAGCAAGAGCTACTAAATTACCTATGTTAGACGAATCTAGTTCAAATGGAGGGGAAGATTTAGTACACTTTAAACCAGTTCCTGGATCTTTAGTTTTTTTTCCTGGATATTTAGAACATGAATTTACAGTAGATCATGGAAAACATCCTTTTAGATTTATTCATTTTACACTACAAGCTTTTCCAAAACAAATATTAAACAATGAAAACTAATTTTAAAAAAGATAAATACGCAATTATTAAAAAAGCTATTGATAAAAATTTAAGTGTTTTTTTATACAATTATTTTCATATAAAAAAACAAGTTGCACAAACTTTATTTAATACAAGATATATATCTCCGTATACAAATGATTATGGTATATGGAGTGATCCACAAGTTCCTAACACTTATTCACATTATGCAGACATTGCTATGGAAACATTATTAATTAAATGTCAACCTATTATGGAAAAAGCAACTAAATTAAAACTATATCCCTCTTATTCTTACGCTAGAATTTACAAAAACAATGATGAATTAAAAAAACATAGAGATAGATTTAGCTGTGAAATTTCTACAACCATGAATTTAGGAGGAGACCCGTGGCCTATTTTTTTAAAAAGTTCTAAAAAACAAATTAAAGTAAATTTAAAACCTGGAGATATGTTAGTTTATAGAGGTTGCGAATTAGAACATTGGAGAGAAAAATTTGATGGAAAAGATTGTGTTCAAGTTTTTTTACATTACAATAATTCTAAAACTAAAGGGGCTCTTGATAATATATTTGATAATAGAAAACACATAGGGTTGCCTTCTTGGTTTAAAAATAAAAATGTCTAATTATATATTTGTAAAAAAAAATGCAATAAAGAAAAAACACTGTAAAAATATAATTAAAAGATTAAATACAGAAAAATTAGTTCCTGGTGGAAGTGAAGGTATTAAAGATTTTTATAATAGACTAGAAGTGGTGCCTCAATACGAGGAGTGGTTTGAGGACTTTATGAAAGAATTTAATGAATATATTAAAATTAATAATTATTTGTTAGATCAAGCTGGACGTTGGAAAATAGATATTTGTAATTATCAAAAATATAAACCTAATCAGTTTTTTAAAAAAGAACACTGCGAACATTGTTTAGAGTATCCATATAGAATAATAGCCTGGATGTTTTATTGTAATGACATTAAAAAAGGAGGTGGCACTAGGTTTCCTCAACAAAATTTTACTGCAGAACCAAAAGAAGGAACATTACTAATTTGGCCGTCTTTTTGGACACACACTCATATTGGAATAAAAGCCCCTAAAGAACACAAGTATATTGTAACAGGTTGGTGTTCTTTTTATTAAAATCCCTGATTGTTTAAATAAAAAAAATCTTATATAGTGATAAATTATGCTTCAAAAGATAGGATTTCAGCCAGGTATCAATAAACAGGTATCACAAACTACAGCAGAGGGACAGTGGGTAGATTGTGATAATGTTAGATTTAGATATGGATCACCAGAAAAAATAGGTGGTTGGAATCAACTGGGCACACAAAATGAAAACGAATTAACTGGAGCAGGTAGAGGTCTCCATCATTATGTTAATAGTTTAGGTAGAAGGTATGCTATTATAGGAACAAATAGAATTTTATATGCATATTCTGGGGGTGTGTTTTATGACATACACCCAATTAAATCTACAACAACGCTTACAAGTGCAT